ATAACTCCTATGATAGTTAGTACTATAGTAACTACCATTAACAGTGACCCCATTATAAGGATATCACGTATTGCTTTCTGATTCTCTGTCATGATTATAAGTTTTGAAGGTTAGCTTTGTACATCTCAAGTCTTGCAAGTGCACGAGCTTGTGTGTGCAGTGTATTCTTGTATCTGGCAACAAGATTAGTACAGTCTAATTTAGCAGATAGCTTGATGTTATCTGATGTCAATCTGATACGGTCAATCATACCCTCAATCATATACTCTGCATCCTCAATGGCTTCATTGAGTGCCTCTTGATCATGTACTTGACCTTCCTCACAATAGTCACAAGGCCAAGACTCATCTCTTGATGGGTGGTTATCCCATGAGTTGTTGCTGCCCATTTTACCAGTGCCGTAGCAGGTGGTACATTCTTTAATAAACTTTTTCATTTGCTTTTATGTTTTGATTACCTTACAAATGTAGATAAGTTTTTTCATTTACGCAAATAATTAGCAATAAAAGTTATTAACAATAGAATGTTAATTTAAATTTACTTAGATTTCTTGAATCTTTTGACTATGAATTTAGAGGCTAAGGTTGCAAGAGCTTTCATAAACTTATTCTCAGATACTACCTCTACTTTAGTGCCAGTCTCATCCTTTGTGATGTGCACATCTACCTTCTTGCCGTCATACTTTAGGTCATGATTAGTGCCATCTTTGTGATACTCAATCTCTGCCTTGTTGGTCTCTATGATTAGATCCACTTTCTTAGGTCTGCCTACTTTCTTTGCCATATTAGAACTCATTTAATAAAACTATTGATACTTTGGGTTGATCCTTTGCCATTTTTACCATGCGTTCATACTCTGGGTTGTTGTTAAGGACCAAACATCCCTCTGACCAGCCACCTATTTGTGTTGCCACTTGTTGACTACCCTTGTTATATGTCGCTCCATGGATATTAAGGAATATTAAATCAGTCATTACAGCCGTTGTGGGGTTCGTTTTACCATCATTGGTATAGTCACGCCTGTATGGAACGCCTTTAACCTGTCTAAGAGCCTCCATTTTGCCTCTGTGCTTGCCGTATGCATACGATTCATAGTTCCATTGGTCTGCTTCCATGACAGCAGTACCTTTGTTGCCTTTGTTTGTGGTGCAACTTGTTACAAATTGGAAGGATGAGCCCTTGAAAATGTAGCATTTGTCATCAAAGATGTTGTTACCGTCCTCATTTGACCTAACAAACAACAGCCACATATCAGCTGGTATGTTCTTATAGGTAGGTAGTGACTTGACTCTATCAAGTAGTTGCTTATCAGTGTAGCTCTTAACGTTGCTCATTGCTTTCTATTGTTAATTGTGATAAGGTTGCCGCTACAGTACCTGCTGTGATAGCGTATGTTGCCACAGTTACTACTGCTGCTGGCAATGTGATAGGTGCAGCAATGATAACACCTGCTACAGCACCTACTGTGATAGCTATTTTTTGTACTCTCTTCCAGAACTTAGGAGTGGGAGCTGACCATCTTTCTCTCATGCTCATCTTGTTAATTGTACTTCTATTAGTTTCTTCACTGACTGAGTTAGCTCACTGATTTGCTCTGCCAGGTGCTTAATCTCAAGCTGAGTCATCTTCTCAATGGCTTCATACTTGAACCTGGACTCATTGTCAACCAGTTCAATCTTACCTTTGAGCCTTCCTTGAGTCTCAATAATTCTCTTCTGCTCTTCTGCTAATGCTTTGATATCTGAGTGCACCCCTTTCAGGAAGTATGCTACACCTGAAATAAGTATTGTTATAATCGTGAAGGCTATTTCGTTAAAGTGCATTATAATATCAGTATTGAGTTGTTGTATCCGTTCTCTCTCATCCCTCCACATGGGCATCCACTATGGCATTGGCCTACACAGTCACAATCGCATCTGTCAATCATAGGTCTAAGGTCAGTATCTCTGTTGGTAGGGGAAGTGAAGCCAGGATATAAGTCCTTATTAGCTATCAAGTACCTAATCAAACGTTGCTCAAAGAACGAAGCCTTCTGTGCATAGTGCTCCATACCAAATGCAACCTCACTACGGCTAACAGATGCAGAGAAATCTCCGAATTGAGTCTGTAGTCCTTTGTTCTTAAGTTGGTATGTCAAGCCAAAGACAGCATCCTCTGCTGACCTCCATGCAATCACTGGCTGTATAAAGGCAACAAGTGCCTCCTCATCATTTGTCAACGTCTGACCGTTGTATGCTGCCAGTAGATAGTTATAGTAGGTTGTTCCTAAGATAGGCATCACTCTAAGCTGAGCCTGTGTAGCTATGTATGGAGTAACATCTGTTACATCCACATTGGCTGTGATAGGAGTGTTGGTCTTAAGGTAGGTCTCTGTTATAAAGTAGTTCATGGTGCAGGTGTTTCAATAGGTTGTAAGTGTATCAACTCCCTTAACTCATTTTGAGTCATAGATTCAATTATTTTAGCAGCCAGTACAGGATTAACAGAATTAATAATATCAGATATCTTAGATACATTGTCATCTATCTCTACAATAGTCTCATTGATAATCTGGAAGTTGTTAATCATGTACACACCTGGTATCTTAGCCAGTGCTAATAGCTCGTTCACTATCTCCTCCACCTGGTCTCTCAATGGCATTACTACATTTTTCTCAAACACAACGTAAGCCTGCTTAATATCAGCCCCACCGCCAAGAGAACCTGTAGTACGTACTCCCATCAAGATAGGGTCAATGGTATGCGAGAAACATATCTGCTCAGTATTGAGTGCAGAGGCTTCATGGAACAGCTTATCATTGCTGTTGGTAGGCAATGGCTCTATCTTTGGTAATGCATCTTGACTGTTAGCAAAGAATGCTACAGCCTTACCTGCATTAGCTGCACCTTTCAACCTGTCAATGGTGTGCTTGATCATGTGCTTCTCCTCTTCACTCTGTGGTCGCTTAGGGAACATCATAGCAAAGGAAGGGAACACTGAGTTTTGTATGTTACTCTTAGCGAAGTAGCTAAGCTCACCAGATAGGAAGGCAAAGTTCAAAGCAGATGTGTACTGAGGTAGTGAATACCACTCCTGGCCCAGGGTCATTATCTCATATACATATAACTGCTCAAGGTCAGTGTTGGCAGGATGTGCTTTCTTGATAGGTACTATATCAATACGAGCTGACCAGTCATCACACATGAAGTATGTTATCTTATCTCTGGCCACTCTCACCTTCTCAGGTGATACATTCTCTATCTTGTACAGCTCACCTTTCTTATTATAGCATAACTTGAAGTAAACTCTGTGGTGTACTATCAACTGCTGAGCTATAGCCTTGCTGGTCTTGTTGAGCTTCATCTTTTTCTCAAAGGTATACAGCTTCAACTTATCCTCATTGGACATCTTAGCAGTCTCAAGAGTATACCCTCCTCCGACTATTGCATTGGTCTTGAAGTCCACAATGGCACCGTGCAATGGTGATGTATAGTATAGCTGATTAAGTAGCTCAGGGAACATATTATCCTGGCCAAATGGTATATAGCCAGCTATCTGATATCTACCATTGACATAAGGCAGTGATAAGTTGGCATTGCCTACGTTACCAAATGGAGTGCTGAAAGATTGATATCCTTCCACTACTTCTGTTGCTTTAGGCTTAGAGCCTACGAATCTACTATACCATGCCATTAGTCATATATTGAGTTAAGTGTTACACCTGCCACTACCATCCTACCCTCTTCTATCATGGTCAAGCCAGTAGGGTCAATAGTAGGGACTGAGCTTTGATACACCTTGTATCTATACTGACCCTTTACGAAGTCAATATCTGTGGGCTCATCAAGTGTGAATAGGTTGAATCTTGAGGGATATACAGAAGTATCTGTGCCTTCCCAGTATATAGGGTCGGGTGCAGTGTTGAACTCATCCTCAAACTCAAATAAATAGTATGCGTCTGGGATGGTTGTAACCTCTGTTAAGGTCAGAACAAACAAGTTGACTGTGTCTTTCTCAAGATATATCATACCTATATTGTACTACTAAAAAATAATTGTTAAAAAAAAGCCCCACTAAGTAGTGAGGCTCTTCATAGATATGATAGGGTTATAGTAAACCAGTCAACACACCAGTAGTCATTGTATAAGCCAACTGGTCATTCTCCGCAAGAAGTGTAACGGAATATTTTGAGCCATCTGCACGAGCTGTTCCTGAGCCTTCACCAGATGCAGTCAACTGCAAGTAAGGGAAGAACCAAAGGATGCCGTTCTGGTCCTCAACTACAGCAGATAAGTACTGCTGTCCAGAGCCTAATACTTTAATAGCATTTGACTTAGCTGCCTCTCTTCTGTGGAACATTAGGTTGATAGTTTGAGTTACAAAACTTGAGCCATTGATTAAGTCAATATTGCTCTCCTCTGTGTATCCAGATGTGTTACGTCTGAACTCAAACTCAGTGAATGGATCTGCTGCAACTACTAAGTCAAGTGCGTCAATAGTATAGGCATCACCAGGATTAACAACAGGGCTAATTGTTGATAATGTATCCATGTCTACGTTATCCTGTAGATTGATATAAATTCTTTTGATACCACCACTGTTGTTATCACAGCTTTTTTCGATGGCAATTAATGCTTCACAGCTCATAGGTATATTTTTTAAAAGTTAAAAATAGGGAGGCACTTACTACCTCCCTTTATATTTAGATATAGAATGCGTTATACAAAACAATCTCAGTAGGGTTGGTATAATGGAAACCTACCTTCATGTTGGCACGTGTTCTCAATACAGGCTCAGCAACTGTGTCAGTTAAGTTGATGGCTTTCAATGCTTTAGAGTCTCCTTCAGCATCGAAACTGTATATAAGATTATTTTTCAAAGTCAACACCATAGTGTTATCTGGCATACCTTCACAAGTCACTACATTGATACCTAAGAAAGTTAATCCTAATGGTAATGTAACGAAAGTCTGAGTGTTACCAGATGCAGCTTTCAACTCATATGCGTTAGCTACGTTTGTTGAAACGTAGAATCTTAAGTCAGCTTTACGTCTTACTATAGATGCAGGTGCAGCGTTAAGCATAGCCTCTAATTGAGTCAATACATTAGATGTAGTGATAGCTCCATCATATAAACCTATAACATCTGTATCATAGAACATCTTGAATAAGTATCCAGTACACAAAGACAATAATGGATCAAGAGATGCATCATTACCTTGCCATCTCAACACCTCAATGTCTTGACCAATAGTCAAAGCCATCTCATTCCAGTAGTATGCCATGAAAGATGCAACAGTGAAGTCACCATTAGATCCTTTTGTCATTTGCAAAGCTAAGAAAGACTGCTCTAAATCGAACTGACAAAGTTCAGCCATTGCAGACAATGAACATACATCAATGTCAATAGCATCTAATTGGTCAGTACTTGGTAAGAAAGCACAGTTGTAGGCTTGCAACACTTGACCAAATACTACATTGGCTAATTTTGTTTTTGACTTCACACCTGGTAAAGTTCTAAAGTTGTTAGGAATATCAGGGCTTGATAAATAAGCCTTTGAATAAAACTCCTCTGGGTTCGCAGCTAATAATGCGTTTGTTTCAATATCTAAATTGAATTTAAGATTACGGTTCATGTTATTTGGTTTTTGAAAATTTTACAAATTCTTTAAATTTCTCATGTGAAGTCAACTCCACACTCTCTGTTTCTGTTTCTGTCTCAACAGCAAGACTCTCCTCAAGTTGGTTCTTTAAGTCAGCAATCATTCTGATAACTGCATTCATGTGCTCCTCAAGCATTGGTGCTACGATAGCAAGGATAGCCTCTGTATCAACTGCAGGGTCAATAGCCATTTCCTCTTGTACTGGTGCATCAGCCTCAGCATCCTCAGCCTCAGCCTCTGGGTTCTCTGCTGCAACTTCAGCTTCCTCTTCTGCTACTGGGTCAGCAGCCATTTCTGCTTCCATCTCTGTAGGCATTTCTTTGATCTCGATAATCTCTCCGTCTTTAACAACGTAGATCTTATCCTCAATCATGTGTTCTCCATCTGGTAACTTCATTGTATTTAATTTTAATTGTTCCGATAATTTCATGCCTAAGAATCCCTCAATAGAGTAACCTACCTGACCAGACTCAACCAGTGCATCATAGTATTCTCTATCAGTTACTTGGCTTGTCAACATCAATGTGCCCTTAGGTACCTCAATGCCGTATGTTGTGAATGCTTTGTCAGTCTCTGGACTGTCTACTATCCAGGCCTCAAGGATGTATGCAGGAACTTTCTCATCTTGATCATGCTCAAGGTTAAAGATATCTTTGTTCTGTAGGTTCAGCATAAACTTAGCGTGTATCTGCTCAATCACTTCTGAACTGAACTGCACATCATACTCTTCACCATCCTCATCTTGTCTATAGATGTTCATAGGTATCATGGCAGGAGCAACAATACGCATCTTAACTGAGTCACTGAATGTCATAGGAGCAACATGAGAATTGAATGCCAGCCCTTTGACCTTAATTGCAGGCTTGTTTGTGAAGGCAATCATTTCCACACCCAGGTCCTGTCCATCAGAGTAAGCCTCATCAATAGTAATTTTGTATACTGGTCTGTCCATGCCTATATTGTAAAAAGTATTATATTTGTTAAAAATTATATTTATGGTAACAATTTTAGGTAAAGAAGTACCCAACCAATTGAATGAGTTGACGGTGCAACAGTTCGAGGACATCACAACAATCCATGCAAATCAAGAGCTGGATTCTATTGAGAAACACATTGACGTGTTCACTCTGTTAGGAGTGCCGGAAGCAGACTGGGATGATGTATCTATTGAGGAGTTCAAGGAATGTGTTAAGCAGTTTAACAATCTTAGTGGTAAGCCAGAGCTACAACCGTCCTTTGAGCACATGAACTACACTTACACCGCCTTTGAGGATACCTTCAAGCTATCTGTTAGGGATACAAAGCACATCGATAAGGCTATGCACTCAAGACATAAGGGATACATCTCAGAGATGCTGGCCATCCTGTTCAAACGTACTGACTTGACAAAGGCTGAGCACTATGCAGATGCACACATCAAGCTCAAAGCAAAGATAATCAGAGAGCTCAAGGCAGAGATTGCCGTTCCTTACTTAGTTGAGGTAGGTCAGAAGTTAGCTAAACAAATGCCTAAGGATGTACCTTCCGAAGTCGTGGAGTGAGATAGATGTATTACAGTTCAAAGAGATTAGAGAGCTGTATTCTATACAAGAGGTGTTCACCAGGGAGATAGAGATACTTTCTGCCCTGGCTGACATACCATCCGATGACTTAGAAGACCTTGACATAAGTGAAGTCAGTGAGATGCTGGCTAAGATTACCTTCATAAACTCTGAGCCATCCAAGAACTACAAGCACGTGATTGGTGAGTATCACTATAAGCCATTGAACACCTTGACTGTAGGTGAGTTCATTGACCTTGAGCACTACTTCTCCAAAGACTATAATCAGCACGTTGGCCACATTGCATCTATCATATATCGGAAGGTGATGACCAATGAATGGGGAGAGACAGTGTATGAGCCGTATGAGTTCAAGCCAAGTCTAAGATGCAGTATCTTTGATGAGGTGTGTATCAATGATGTTTACGGTATCCTGCCTGAGTATCTTGCATACAGAGAGTCATTCATGACCACCTATGCTAATCTGTTCACAGATGAGGATGGAAGTGATGAGGATGAGGATGATGTGCCAGTTACATCTGATGAGGCCAAGGCAGTAGCTCTGAAAAAGAGTGAGAAAAAGTGGGGCTGGGAAAGACTAATCTACAGCCTATGCAATGAGGACTTAACTAAGTTCAATGAAGTGACTAATCTATCACTAATCATGACCTTTAATATGTTAGGTATGAAGAAGGAACTAAACGTCTAATGCAACGCCTGGTTGGAAGCCAGCAGGTGGGTCTATAGCGTAGAAAGTATAAGTGATTCTTTGATTTTTCTCAAGTACTTCTGCTACTTGTAGGATAGGAAATCTTTTTGTTAACCACTCAGTGTACTGTGAGTATATCTCAGCTGTGATGCCTGCTGCATTCAGCTCATCTGTGAACTGTGCAACGTAGTCACGTGGTGTAATTATACCATTGTTCCATAAGTATGCACCGTTGTTAAGAAATATGAAGTAGTACATAGCAATGATTTGTATCTCAAGTTTCTCAAAGCCTGTAATCTTAGCATTGATTCTGATAGACTCAACCAATGTGCCTTCACCATCAACAACATCATTCCTTATAATACGTTTCAATATCGTAGCCATCCTTCTCCTTGTAGGATAAAGGACATTAAACTCTCCAGTGTTAGCGTATCTTGCCATTGATTACTTCACTTCGTATTTTGGAAGCTCTACGTTGTTTACCCAATCAATTATTTCTTGGTCGTTCCAATCTGTTGTATAAATGTAACCGCTAAATTCAACACCAAAATTGGTTGATGGGGTTGAAAGAATTACACTCGCTGAACATACTCTTTCAATTATGTTATCTGTTACCGTTGTTACAGTTACCGTTGGGTTTGTTATTTCAACGTTGAACTGTGGAAATTTGTAAGTTGCCATTTTTTTTTATATTAAGATAATGTTGTTCCTGTTACTGTGAATGTTCGTACTGCAAAAACAGTGTTTCTTGCTGTTGTTTTGGCAAATTCTCCTATTGGGCCATCTGAATTTGAATTAATTAAAAAAGCAGTAGTTGTGCTTCTTTGTGAAGTAGTACTTGAAAAGTGACTTAAACTCAAAAAAGAAAAAGGAGCATAATTTAAATTTTGAGCAATTCCCCAATTCATAATGTTCATAAACTCTTTAACATTAGGTAATCTCCAGCCACTTGTAAAAGTACTTATTGAAAGAGCCAAAGCCCAATCTATAGCTTGATTCCAAGTATATGATATTGCCGTTGCTAATTGATAGTAACCTAAAACAGTTGAGCCATCATAAGTACTCCAATCTATCCTTATCCTGTTTGTGTATGTTTGACCACCAACCTCATCTGTAAATCTATTCGTATTTCCAAAAGGATTATTACTTGCAAGTACTGTGAATGATGTCGCTCTACCAGCCTCAATATCACCATCATCACCTGTACGGTAAGAAGTAGTTTGTCCTGTTTTCATTAACGTAGCACCAACTGGTGCAGGTGTGGGAGCCGCACCACCACCAATCTTGAAGTTTAATGCACTTATCATAGTACTAAAATTACTGATCCACTTGTTAAAGTAACACCACTAAACTGTTGAGCATTAGTAGCACGTATGATAGTACCTGCTTTCACAGCTGTTGATGGTGCAGCAATGTAAGTTGCTTTCACATCTGTTCCTGCTATTCTGATAGCACTGAATACAGTATCCTCAAGTGCTACTATAGCATTGATAGTTACTGTTTTTGCAACTGTGTTATTAAGGATAAATGTTCCTTGATTTGCAATTAGTATGTCGTTATCTGTGTTCATTGTTAATAAGTTTTATTAAGTGTAAATATTTCTGAATATATAGAGTCTCCAGCGTTGGCAGTATTCCACTGAGCAGTGATAACTAATGTATTAGATACAGTAGTATCAAAGGTAGTAGTGTTCTCAGTACTAAAGTTAATCCCTTCAAAGTTAGTAGATGCATTCTTAGTGTACATGAAAGCACCTCCTGTAGCTATGGATGCTACACCCGCTGCTCCTATAGTCCTCACAGTAAAAAACATTTCCAGCTTCCAATGCTTGCCAGTTGTTCCTGCCATTGTGATTGCTCCTGTTGTTGCCAATACAACACTGCCAGCCTTTATCCTTATAGTTAAGGTATGGTTGTTGACAGCTGAGATATGGCCTGTAAGTATAGCATGGAAGCTATCACCTACATTGAACCCATCAGCAGGGATACTCAAACTACCTAAGCCGCCATCAAGGAGGGAGGTCTCAGTAGTTGTGTTGGTGACAGGTGTGCTTGATGCTGTCTGAGTGTACAAGTTACTCAATGATGCAGAGCCACTCATCACTTCAAGTCCTGTGATAGAGTAAGTACCATATCCAGTGCCAGTCAATACACTCACCTCAAGTAAGTCAGTAGCTTCAAGATTAGCCCCTTTCGGAGTCATCTGTGATATCTTTTGTCTGCTTGCCATACCTATATTGTACTACGTTGGCAAATTTGTTAGAAGTGGAACCTGGCAATCAGTCCAGTTGCTCATGTCAACATCTAAACTCATCATCCATCCAGCAGCATAGTCAAGTAGTTGGTTGTTCATAGGTGTGAGGGATGGTAAGCCTATGATATCAAAGGAGTAGTCATCACTGAATGTGAACTGATTAACCAGGTCAACCAATATCTGATGGCAGTCAGAGAGTATTACTGTGATGTTAGCTCTATCCTTTTGGATGATATCAAAGCAGTATATCTCTAAGCTGATCGTGTTGGTGTTTGTGGTCGGAGATGCAAAGACTGGAGCTATGAACACCAAAGGATACCTCTCATCCTTGGTAGCAAAGTTAGGTAGTTGCTCTGTGAAGTCTGAGCCTACCTTCTTAACCTGTAGATGGTTGTTGTAGAAGGCCTCAATGTGGTTGATTAGTGCTTGATAACTTGTCATAATTCTGCGTTACGTTGTATTCTGTTTATTCTATTCTGTACATCTGTTACTTGAGTCTCACTAACTATAGCATTGACTGTGATACTCTGACCTCCTTGGCCATCCTGTGGTGCACCTACGTTGTTTAAGTTGTTGTTACTACCAAACAATGAGGCTGATGGTGTGGCCATACTGGTTGCTGTTATACCTGATACATCTGGAAGGCCTGGGTCACCAGGTGCTTGACCTCCTCCTTCAAAGGATGTACTTGCAATAGCTGAGATACTTGCTGCTGTTGCCGCCACTGATGCCGCTATCCTTATACCAGATGCAATGCCAAGTGTGAAGTCAGGCACAGTCAAGATTGCAAGGATGGCTTGAGCACCATTGATTGCGGCCATTGCTAACTGCATTGCTTTCTGTTGAGCAAATTGTTGCTTAAGTATCTTCTCCTCTTCCTTACTACCTTTCTCTACGTTCTTGAGCTTTCTATCTGTGTTGATTTGTTGCAATGAACTAATAGCTGCACCTGCCTCTTTTGCAGTCTCAAAGCCCTGATTAATTGATGCTATTAACTTATCATTTGCGGCTTTCTCAATCTCTTCTATCTTGGCTGTCTTAGCCTCTGTAGCAACTATCTCAGCTTGATCATACTTCTGCTTGATGGCTGCCTTCTCTTCCTCTGATAGGTTAAGTGCTGCCAGCTCAGCTATCCTTTGAGTATCTAATGTAGCTAATGTAGTTGTGAGAAAGGCTTCCTGTTGTGCTATCTGTTGGTCTGATGTACCCTTAAACCTCTCCAGTTCAAAGGCCGCATTAGATAGCTTAGTCTCTTGTACTAATTGTGCCGCTGCAAGTATCTTAAGGGTCTTCTCATTATCACTAATGACAATCTGCTTGTCAATAGCATCCAGTCCTTTGGCAGTTTCATCTGCAAGGAGTAAAGCCGCATCAGACCCTACCTCTAATGACAGCATCTTTTGTCTGCTCTGCTCAGTTAATAAATCCTTTTGAGCTAACAGTACAGCATTACCTTCCTCCTTTGCATTCAATACAGCACGCTCAAGTCTTGCAAGAGCATTGGCATTGTCTTCTTTCTCTTGCTCTGCTAAGTTTTTATCAACAATTTTCTTTCTATCATTTCCTAATTTTAGGATGGCTGCATCCTGATCTGCTGCATCCTTGTATAATTTAGCTCTATGAGTTTTGACATATGCTAATTCAGCATCAAGTTGCTTAAGTCTTTCTGCCTCTATCTCTTCCTCTGATGCTCTGTCCAGCTCCATTTGAGCTATCACATTTGCACCATCCTTACGCATTTTTTCTAACTTCTTAGCCTCAGCAGTCTTAGTCTCTTGAGTGCTTTTAGTAATAGCAGATGTATTAGCCTTAGCAATACCAGCATTACCCTTGTTAGTGATATCAAGCTCCTGCCTCTTGAAGTCCTCAATGATAAGCCCTTTTAATTTTAGAGCCTTAGCAAGTAAAGCAGTATCACCTGTAAGCTCAGCATCTTTAATCTGTTGCTCAACCTTAGACAATGCCTCTTTCTTTTGGATGTCAAGCATAGCCTTAGCACGCTCAGACTCACCCTTGATTTGCTTAGCCTGTAGCATCTCAATCTGTTTGTCAAGGTCAGCCTCTAACTTCTGTTTAGCCTGTATCCTGGCTATATCATTAGCAAGCATATCCCTGTTGAGCTGTACTTGTTTAGCGAATAACTCATCCATCCTCTTCTTATCCTCTTCTGTCAGCTCCTTTTTAAGTGACAAAGCATCCATCTCAGCCTGGTTCTGAGCATAGGTCTGCTCCATGGTCTGTTGCTTGATGTCATAGATAGACTCATTCTGGTTAATCTCTATACCTAACTGCTTCTCCAATGCCTCTATCTCAGCATTACTCATGTCCTTAGTTAGGTTGTACAAGTCCTCTCTTGCCTTACCTTGTTCCTGTATGTTCTTGATGTTAGCCTCACTGGTCTCTTTAACCTTCTCAGCATTCTCTTCTGCTGCATTGTCAGTCAATCCCATCCAGTCAGTTAAGTCCTTGAAGCCTTGTATCACAGCGTTGATTGGTCCCATGATAGCCTTGAACACTGCATCAAGTACTCCTATCTTTTTAAGGAAGAAACCAATGGCAACTACTATGGCAGTGATCACAGCTATAAGTAAAAATATAGGATTAGCTAAGATGGTCATACCTAACTTTACGAATGCACCACCTACAGTTGTGATCATACTTGTAAATGACTTGAAGCCCTTTGTCAAATCAGCAGGATTTAAGTTGCCTAAATTCTTAGCGAATACTGATGCCTTCTCACTCGCTCCCTCAAAGTCCAAAGATGCAAGGTCACTTCCTATCTGACCAAATGATGTGCTTACCGCTTCAAACTTGGAGCCAGTGGTGAAGACTGCAATCTGTTCATTGGCATCCTTAAGCCTATCCTTTAGCTCCCCTGCCCTTTGAGCCAAGGCAGTCATGACCGCTGGGTCTGTAGCATCAGCTATCTGTCCTTTGAGGTCTCTAAGCTCAGCCTTGATAGCACCTATGCCCGTTATCTTTAAAGGTATCTCTACTTCATTCATGTTAGTATGTTCTTATTTCTATTGTGTTATAATCAAGTCTTGAGTCTTCACCTGGCAATGGATCAAATGTCCTTATTCTTATCTCATTTGCACTTAGCCATTTTATTAACACTTGACCTGTATTAGTGTTGCTCAGCATTAAGTAAGTTTTATCTATAGGAAACGCTCCAGTCAGTGTGCCTCTGTAGTCACCATTAGTAGTACGTGTCCACACAATATCTCCTATTGTATTCTCAAGTACAGTCACTGTAGGGTCTGATGTTCCTGACTGGCTGATGGTTGCAATGTACTTAGCACTGTTGACCACAACATCACCATTGATGCTGCCAGTCACAGTCAAGTTACTCACAACCATACCATCATCACTCAAGGTCTGACCGTCACCAATCACAACACCCCTCGTGCCAGCAGTCACAGTGTTACCTTTACCAAACACCATAGCATCTGCACCAGGCATGATCACGTTGCTGGTCATTGACCTCGTTCTTAAGATAGCATCAGTACCTATAGCAGTGATAGTATCACCAATAGGTCTGCCTGCACCAGTCTTGAACGGTGCCAGGTCAATCTCTGTATCTATGCTTATCAGCTCTACCTTAGTGAGCTGGTTGTTGTTAGCGTTGTAGTCAGCAATCTTGTTAATGTTCCACCATGAGTTGTCTATGTATATCTTATCATTGAGCTTGAGTGACTGTATGTCTACCTCATTAAGGTCAAACATAGCTGTCAACATCTTACCTACGTTTATCTGGTTGACAGTACGCCTCCAGTATAAGTTGTACAGGTTGTTTGCTGTCAGTGATATTGTCTCATAGAAGTAAAAGTCATTCGTGCCAAAGTTAATATCAAAGGTAGGTGTTAACGCATTGTTGAAGTGACCAATCATAGGATAGTCAGTCAAGCCATATTGACCAGTTGTGCCAAAATCAACTATGTCAAACGGCTGGCATACCTGCTCTCCTCCATCATACAAGATGCGTATGTTGGTGTTGGGTGCTGCACCGTTTATGGCTGGAAGGTATGCACCAAAACTCGTAGAGTAAACTGGAGTAGGTGAGAACAGTAGAGCCTGAGTCTCAACATCCTTAACATATTCATTGTCAAAAGTGTATTCTATCTGACCGTATATCTCACCAGTCGCTTGTGTGTATAATTTATTAGCAGTATCCTCATCAGCTTCATAGGTTAGCTTAAGCCTCTTCTTAGTCAAGTCAGGAAGGAACATTAAGTCCTGCCCTCTATCCTTAGCAAGTTTCTCGCTCCAGTCCTTCTCAGCTCCTGAGTCATAGTACTCATCACGATGCCTTAGTACAAGGTTGTTTGGGTTGTCAATGTCCTGCTCAACATAAAGGTTGTACATCTGTAGGATGCCCTTCACGAAGTCTGACTGCTTAATCTCAACAGGCACATATTGGTTCATTGTCAACGTGCCTCCAGTGATCTGTATGTTGTTGCTTGGCAATATCACCATGTTGATGAAGTTCAGGTCAAGGACTACGTTGACTGCTGCTGGTGTAAGTAAGCTACTTACAAGCCTCCACACACCTTGATTCTGTGCTTGATATGACAATACTGCATCTCCAAATGTTGTGATTTGAACACCTACATATAGTACTTGTATATCTGCTACATCTATAGCTAAGTTAAATGGGTCATTGGTAACAGCAGGTATAGGTAAAGTCTCTGAGAATGTTAGTATTGTAGTGCTGCCAGTTGGCACTGTGCCAGCGTAAACTGTTTGAGATTGACCAAATACAACAGCATTCTGTTGACCTGCTACATTGACTACAGCATAAGGTCTATATCTGTTGAATGAGTTACCTATGAATGTTGGTTGCAACAAGGTAGCCGTACCACCACTTGTATTGTCAAGTGATATAGTACCACCTATTGTCAAGCTGTACACATAGTGCTCACCTGCTACAGCACTGGTGCTGATTGGTGAAGTGTACTCTCCAGTGGTTGGGTCAAACAAAGATTGTGTGTCTATCAGCTCACTCCATCCTGAGTCTATAGCCTCTTGGAAAGTTACGTTCTGACCAACGGCCTGCACATTAGTTGTAGTCCATGTGTTGGTCGCCTCAACTCTGTAGTCCTCATAGTCTTGGTTGTTGACATCTCCGTTGTATGGTATCAGCAACTTATCAAAGTGTGCAGCCGCTATCTCACTCCATGTGTATGTGAAGCCAGCCACAGCGAATATTCTATCCCAGTATGTCTTGGCATAGATGGCAGGCTTGAAGTCATTAGCTTGGAACACATTAGTATCATTGTATGGCATCAGATACTTATATCCATCAGCCACAGTGTTGTTGAATGTGCCAGCTATAGCAGCAGAGTCAAAGGCATGGTTTAGATCACTAAAGTCTAAGTCAGTGAGATAGGCATTAGTGATGGCAGTGAAGAACTCAGCTCTGCTATCCTTAATCAATACGCTGTATGTTACCTCATCCTCATAGCTGTTGTTACTCTGCACCTTGTTCACGCTCACCAACTGTAGCAATGCCTCATCTAAGATTGGCACACCGTTCTGTATCACCTGGCACTTAGTCAAGGTGTTGATGTTGAATGTGCCTGCTTGGATGTTCACATCGTAGTAATGGCCTAACAGCTCATTGTTGTTCTTAGTTCCCTCAAGCACAATGGTTTTAGAGAACGTACCCTTGCGAGATGATAGATCTCTAATGTCACCGATGTTAAATGTTATAGGTAAAGATACGTTGTCAGCAACATCCAGCAACCCTGTTGATAGTACTATCTTAACCATTGATCATGTCGTTATTAGATAACCTAACCTGTAGCTGTTGCCTAATCAAGTGCTTGTTCCTCTCTCTCTGTATGTCAAAGGTGTTGTTCACAACGTTGCAACTGATATACTCAGTGCTCTCAGGGATATGTATGATGCAGCCATCCTCATCATAGAGTGGTTCTCCCTCCTCTGTGATGTGATACACTACATTCTTGATGTAAGTCTGTGGTGATGTTACCAACTGCTGGAAGTATACACCTGCACTCTCAGTCATCCAGTTGGTGTTGAGGTCAATAGTCTTACTTACTTGGGTGTTGAAATTAACAATGCCTTGTTCATAACTTTTATACTGCCATTGTGAGTCAACCACGCTGCCAGGTACATCCTTGTTGTATGTCTCTCTCTTGATGTTTAGCTTCTCATAGCTCTTGAGCTGGAAGGCAAAGCTACTCCATGAGCCCATACGGTCAAGGAACAGGATGTGACTCTCAGAGATTAGTATCCTTCTATCTATGTTGATGGTGTATGCTAATGACTTCACAGGGTTGAATATACCATCACTGTACCACATCTGATATACTTTGGTTGTAGGCTTGACCAATGGAGCAGTGCCACTTACCACTGTAAGCGAACCGTAGTTGTTAGGACCAACTGCCACACCCTTGATGTAGTCAGCTCCACTCACAGCCTTGTAGAACAGATCACCGTTGTCATTCTCAAAGTACACCCTCTTGTTGGTAGGTGCTATGCCTGGGTCTTTAATGTTAAGCCATAAGTCCTGACCAAGTGTACAGCTGAATGTTGTAGGCTGGTCAGTGAGCCATTGGCCAAGTACGTTGTCAAGCTCATAGTTAGTCTCATCCCAGTACGGCATATCAATCCAAGGCTGCACACCGTTGAACACATATTTATCAAGTGTGCTCACTATGTCTAAGGATATTGTCTTTCTCTTATCAGCATACTCAACTGAGCCGTTAATGGTTGCATCAGTCACATCAGCCCATAGAGCGTTGATGGTGAAGTTAGTTGTGCCTGTAATGGCAATCACTGTATGCAGTCCTTCTACTCCTGGGTTGGCCACACCTAAGTCAGCCTGTGTGATGTTCACCTGGTCACCTACCTGGAAGGGATGAGTTGCTGTGATGCGAACGTTACCCGCATTGTTAACCAATGAGGCTGTGTAGCTTAGGTCAAAGATATACTCTTCACCTATCTTGATGTCGTAGTTATAGTATGAGTTGGCAGCATCATAGAAGGTAGTGATATATGGGTTGAAGTCAAAGCTCACCATGTTACTTAGTAGCTTGCTTAAGTCCTGCTCACCATAGCCAGTGCCGAATGTTGGCAGTGCCTTGTAGTATCCTATCCTTGTTGCCGTTCCTGACTCGTATACCTCAAAGATATATCTGAAGCCTGCCTTGTTCACATTGGTTGAGTTCACTATGAACTTGCACTCATTGTATGCAGGTGTGAAGTCTTGAGGCTGTGCTATGATTGTTGTTGCCATACCTATATTGTATCTTGAAGAGAATCCTGTTAGAAGGCTAAGTAACTGTCATCAGTGTAGTACTCCTGCTTGATGTATGTCGCTGCATATCGAATGGCATCCATGGCATCATCCCACAACTTGACTGGCTCATCTGTTATCTGATCACCTATCTTTTTCCACTTATAGTTCTCATACTCCTTCTTGAGTGCAGGGTGCTCCTCACAGATCACACCAAAGGTCTTGATGTTATCTATCCCTTTCTTCACTACCTTGTTGGCATTCTCAATGTAATACCCTGCCCTATCTATCTCTGCTATGGTCTCTGGCCTTGAGTAGTCAGCCAGTATGTTCACACTCTTATCAATGCCTAACTGATCCATCCTTGCGATGAGGTCAGTTGTGGTCAAGTAGCTCTCATAGATGACTGGCTCAATGTAGATGTCCTTATCTCTCCAGTACACACGTATCAGTGCAGTAGGGTGGTTGTATCCGAAGTCAAGGCCATATACGAAGGATGTGAACTTAGCAGGCCTATGCTTGACAAAGGACCAATTAGAGTAGATGTTGCTCTTGCTGATGGCTTTCTCACCCAAGGCATATATCTGGTATTGTGCCTCATCTGTTCTCTTCAAGTCCTCTATCTGTCTTTTGATGCTATCTGGTAGGAAGGGGTTGTCCTTGTACGTTGACTTGATGAGGATGCTCTCCTCAACTGGTAGTTCATACAGCCATGAGTTGCTCTCAGATGGGTTGTAGTCAAAGATCAGCTTACCCTCTGTCCTCATGTTGAGCTGAGTGAAGTCATCGTAGTACAGCTCATTAGCCTCATTGCACCATGCCAGGTCTCTCTTCCTACCTCTTATCTTTTGCTCATCATCTACTGAGAAGAACTCCACTATGCTGCCATTGTCAAAGGTGTAGATGTGCTCAGACTTATTGTGCTTGCTCACCTCATAGATATCTAAGTCCTTCATGATCTCTAAGAAGTCACGCATCACTGTAGCTCTGAGTGCAGGGAAGGTCTTTCGTATGATGCTCACTACCTTGCCTCTGTTCTGCAAGCAGTAGACTATAATCAGCTGGCATAGGCTGTAGGTCTTAGATGACCTTGAGCCGCCCTCATTGATAATGAATCTATGGTCTGGACTGTTGAGGGCTTCAAAGTTCCTCTCGAATATCACTGTGCTCTTTATCTCCATATTCTATCCAGCTTATATTTTCTAAACTATCTAATTCAGTAAGTTTACCATCTGAGTCAAAGTGCATGAAAGCAATTTTTACTCCTTTCAAGAAATCATTTTCCTCCTTTATTTTTGTCTTTGTCTTTGCCATAGATGTTAGTTTGTGTGCAATAGTTGACCTATACCACTTAATTAGTAGTATAGTAAGATTTATGTCAAAGATACACTATTTAATAATAGTAACCTTAATATCATTTATTGCCTGACCTTGAGTAGTTGTATCAACTCTCTCAGTTAGGTTGTTTAGTCGCTGAGTGATGGAGGCATTGTACTGCCCTGTCATCCCTCCTTCAATTTGGTCTTGTCTGATTGCTTCCTCTATGCGTGTACAGATTGTCGTATACGCTGAATATCTCCCATCCGTATTAGCAAAGTAATCCTGCACTGAACTATTCATATCAGCAGCAAAGCATCTAAAACCTACTTGAGTCATTGGTCTCTCCAAAGGTACAGCAGTAGCCTCACCTGTCTTGTTTGACAGTGAGTATTGATATCGTGGGTTGTTCTTGGTCCATTCTTTGTACTTCTCGAATAGCTCCCACATTGCCTCTGGAGTCTCTATGTGTTTATGCTTGGGCATCACCTTTAGGTTTGCGTTTCTTTTTAGGCTTAGGAGTTGACTCTGGTATTGGTCCCTCAATAGCCTTGTACTCTATGACAACAACCTCTGGTGCAGTGGTAGTGACCACCTCTTCAAAGATATGCTTAAGACCGATGCTGAAATAGTACTCTATCTTTGTCAAGTCTATCTTAGATGTTGACATTGCTCTTGTTCCTGTGTGCTTACTATAGACTTTGATAGTCTTGTTCTCCCACTCTTCTTTAATTTTGTAATTCATTCTGTTGTATTATAATAAATATTAAATAAGCTCCTAATGTAGCACCTGCAAATTTAAACAGCAGGTACATATTCTCATTGATTAGTGCGAGCACCACACCCCATGCCAGGATGTAAGTGATTAAGCCTATGATGTCAACACTCTTCATACCTATATTGTATTTCTTTTATATTTTGTTTTATTTCTCTAATCAGAAAGTATGCCGATGTACTGTTGATGTCAAAGTACTGAGCCAGTGCCGTCTGAGTTGAGTGACCTTTGTCATAGTATGCCTCAAATATAATTCTTTTTATCCTATCATCCAATGAGTTCCTGTATATCTCAACCATTGCCTTCTTAAAGTTGTGGTCATTTTCAAGTCTTATCTTGTGTTCTATCTCTGTTGGGTCATCAATGCAATCTGTTAGGTACTCTTGTGATCTGTAGATGTCATCTTTCTTAGTCCTGGAGCCTTGAGTCCATATCAACTCATACTTGATAGTGTTCAGTAGGTAGCTCTTAGCCTTGTCTTGAGTCATATCTGGTATGTTGACCTTCACACAGTGTAGATATGCGTTGTTGATGACTGCATCTGCATCTATTGAGCTTGGTATATTGAGTCGCTTGAGGAAGTGCTTAGTATATTTGAGCACCTCTTCATAGTTACGGCTGATATATTGGTCAAGTATTAGCTTCATACCATGTTAAGAAGTCTTTATACCACACCTTCCTACGTACACCAGAGCAGAAGCACTCCTTGTCACGTATGCCTGTCACTTGTTGCTTGACTGCTCTGAGCTTAACCAGTGAGCTCTTCTTCATTGTCTGCTCCTCTGGTAGGTTGAGGATGGTCTCTATGAGTTGTATATCAGTTTGTTCAAGCATACTGCTGTGAGTGATGTGGCACAGGCCACAGTGAATGATTGTGAGTAGGCTAATGTAGACCAGAATGATAGACACTTCCAGCAACCAAGTGCAGTGTGCAGCCAGTCTGGTAGTATCAGTGTATTATCGATGTAGTCCTGGATAGGCTCGAAGTGAGTGAACCACCATGAGACTACTAAGGGAGTTAGGTATGTGATTATCATGGCGTAAATATAATCAAAGTTTTGTACATGACAAAGAGGAGCTGTTACACTCCCCTGTTTGGTCACTTTATTAGATAGTTGAACACCTTATCATAGAACTTACCTCGTGCCTCACCACCTTGAAGGAAGCGGTGCAGTGTTGCGTTGACTACACCGATATCCTCTGCCATGTGTACAGCCCTATTTCTGCTGTTTAGCTTGTCTTTAAGCTCACTTCTCATCCAGTCGGTTAGTGTTTGACCTACTTGGAGATAAACGGTCTTAGAACGGGAGGTCATCTGTCTCCTCTATTGGTTGTACTGTGGCCTCACCTTGCACCTTCCATGCATCAAGTGTGTTGTACCACTTACCGTTATACTCTCTGCCTCTGACATTGAATGATACTGTGACCTCTTGACCTTGGCCATATGGTGCTATGATATCCATCTTGTCATTGACTGTCTGGAATATTACCTCTTGAGGGTACTTGTCTGCTGTTGTGATAACAAACTCTCTCACTGAGAACTTATCACTGATGACTTTTACTGGATTGATGAGCTTGATAGCTCCTTTCATTGTTAACTCTGACATTATTTATTGTTTAAAAGATTTATTATTTCTTGTTTGACTTCGTTCCAATATTTTTCTTCTTGTTCCCCCATGCTTTCCATGTATTGCCAATAAGCAATATCAAGTATTTCATCAACTGCAATCACTGCTGTTTGCTTAGCTAATTTATCCCAATAGATTTCAACATCTTCTCCTAACTCATCATTGAATATAGAGGCTTGACGTTTTAACTCATCATTTGTAGTCCATGCAATACTTGACTGTAGATTGTAGAATCTATCTACTAACTCTTTTGCTTTTTCTTTTGGTGTCATTACTTATTGTTTAAAAGATTTATATATTGTGAATAGTATTCTGAGCAGTGAACCAGCCGTTCCTTAATCTGCTCCTCAAGTGCCTGGTCTCTCTCATATCTCACCACTGTGATACGCTTAGCTGGGTCAATGTGGTCAACTCTATGGATGGATAGGTTATCCCACTCAGTCAGTAGCTCATCGGGTGTTGTGTACATGGTGTAGATTAGTTCAAAGGATGGCTTATTATACAGCCACATATAAGCTCTACCTTGCCACTCATATCCACTTGCATCACCTTCTGATGGTGTAGCAGGGAAAGTCTCTAAGGACCATGAGCTCTTGATGTCAATGATACTGTCCTCTGTTATGATGTCACAGCACCCTGTCATGTACTCATTAGATACTCTCTCTTCGTTCTTAGTGTACAGAGCAAACCTAACTGAGTTCAGCAGGTCAATGCCGTTCTGCTCCCAGTCAGTACCCTTCATCATTGGCTTAGTCTTGATCTCTGTGTGGTATCCATAGAAGTCCTGCTTAGCTATCTTACGTATCTCTGACTTAGTAGTCTCAGATAGTACCTCTGACTTACTCCTTGAGTTGGTCATTAGGTTGCCTAATTGTGATGCTCTCCACTTCATAGTCTTGCCTCCTGTTCTTTAGTAAGTGAGAACTGCTCTCTCAACTTCTTAATTGAGTAAGTGCCTTTCTCCATAGCAGCAAGTGCATCTGTAAGTCGCTCATCAGAGATAGGTGGCTTGGTTGGTGTTGACTTACTTGCAGATGCACCATCATCATCGACTGCCTGCAATGAGAGAGCACTTTGAAGAGTGTAACGTCTGTAGTAAGTGATAGCACTACCCATGTTTTGAGGATTAACTCCTTGAGGTAAATCCATACATGACTCAAGCATATCTCCTGAGTCAAT